AGTATGTTGATGATCGAAGGTGGCACAGGATCTGCTAGTCCACCAAGAAAACTCACTGCGGGTATTTCACTGCGTCCAAGAAACTGACTGAGTTCTTTCTGATTACGGTAATTGCCGCCCATGCCGCCAAGTCCGTGATTTAGGTCCAACAGTTTGCCAGTGGGCGACAAGGATCTGATTTCAGGTGGCAACATCTTGTTGGCATCACACAAGTCAGCCAAGGAACGTATGCGAGCACTGGCCGGCACTTTGATTTCCAGTGTGGTGACCACAGTGTTGATATCATCGGGATTCATCACGGTAGACAGTGCAGAAATTAAAACGTTGGGATCAGCCGTGTCTACATCGTCATTGGTGCTAACACCCAGCCCAATCAAAGTGGCATCCAAGTAACCCACATTGTTCAACCCGTGCTCACGCATCTTGAGAATAAGAGGAACCGGTCCCAGAGCCTTTTTCATGTTTTTCAAGTTGATGGCTCGACCCATGGACCCTATCAACTGTCCCAGGGCCATGGCACCACTTTGTGGGCCGCCGCGGGCTGTGGCTAAACCACCAAAGTGTCCAGTTAGGCCTCCGCTGGCCACATCAACATAATTCTTGTTGTGCAGTCCAAGGTCTCCGAATCCCTTGCCAGAAAATGCTGTGATGGCAGCGGCCCATACCAGACTGGAACTGCCATACGAACTGGCTGTGCCCAGATGTGTGCTAAAGTTTTGCACACCCGATGGTCCCGACCCAATGATTTGATTTGCCTGTGTGTTTATAGTTGCAGCCACCTTTTCGCCGCCGGCTTTTCTACCCGACGCCCAGGTTGGCAGTTTGTCTAAGATGCCTTGCAATCTGGTTATGTTGTCAATGGTGCTGGGGTTGTCTTTATAGAGATTGTCTATGGCCACAATTAAGGGTTGCTGATTGTGTGTGTTCAACTGTGTGGCCATGGGCTGGCTGGGTGCCAGGCCTTGTCCACTTACAAATCCTGCGGCTGCAATGGTCTGTGCTGGACTTACCATGTCAACCTACAATCACATCACTGCTGCCGGTGGCAGCATCACCGCAGGAGGCAAGATCACCACTGCGACTTAGAGCAATACCATTCACAAACACTGTGTCACTGCCCTGTACCAAGACTGGTGAGTCGTGTGGCGGAAGTCCGTGACCAGCCACAGCATCTCCAACTCTGGCTGCACCGGTGCCGTTGATGATCACATCAGCAGAACCTTCTATAATGGTTCCACCGGCTTCATCCTGACTTTGTCTGGCTGCTCCTGGCATTATACTATGATACTTCCCTTAGGCATTTGTTGTATCCCGGTGGTGGTCTGAATGTAGTGACTTTCCATTTGTGGGATTACAGGTGCATGCATGATCACATGCGACTTACTGATATTTATGGTGATTTTTGGGTCGGCTGTGAACATACTCTGTATTAGGCCAATGCCTTGTTGACTTGGAACTACTGTGCAAGGTCTATCAATCTCATAAGAATCTGCATCCTCTTGGATCAGTTTTCCTATGATTTCGTCACCATTTACTATCTTAAAGGCGACGATATCGCCCGCTGTGAGCCTGGATTTTGAAAGTAACATGTTATCCTTTTAGTGTTTGAAAAAATTCGTCTGGCTGCCGTTGTAGGCCTTGAAAACCACCTTCTACCAACAGCATGCCATTTTGATATATCTGTGGAACTGTGCGATGACCTCGGCTGAGCACAAACTCACGTGCCACTGCATTTTCGTCAATCTTGATTTCTGTGTAGTCAATGCCTTTTAACTTTAGTAGATTTTTTGCTTGATCGCAAAACGGGCAGTTGTTTTTTGAATATACTGTGATCATTATAATGAGAATCCTTTGAATGTGTCGCCATCAACGTCTTGCTTGGTTCCGCCGATGACATAACTACTTATTTCTGTTTCCTGGGGTGCCACTTGAACTTCGCTGCCAGCAATCCATTTGGCAGTCCACGGCAAGGGGTTTGATCCTGTCTTGATACCACAGCTGAGTCCAACCGCGGTCATGCGCTTGCAGGTCAACCAGTCCACATACTGACTCAGCAGTTGTTCGTTAAGACCAATCATACTGCCGTCTCGGAATAGGTAATGTGCCCAGGCCTTTTCTTGTGCGGCTGCACTCAAAAACATCTGTTCACATTCGGCACGAGTTTCCTCGCGGATGGCAGCATAGTCAGGGTCATCAGTTGGTAGCAATTTTAGTAAAGTCTGCGTGGAACCTAAATGTACGTTTTCATCCCTGGCGATTAGCTTGATAATTTTGGCATTACCTTCCATCTTTTTAAGTTCAGCAAAAGCCCAACTGCAAGCAAAGCTGACATAAAATCTTATTCCTTCCAAGGCATTGACACTGTTGAGGCACAGCCACAGTTTGCGCTTGAGATCATACAGATCTACATTAACATAGTTGCCGTTAACCACATGCTCGCCTACACCCAATAGGTTATAGTATTGGCCTGTTTCAATGGCTTCATCGTAGTATCTGCTGATGTCTTTGGCACAGTTAACAATTTCTTCAATGCTGGTAAGCTCATCAAAGACCACGTTGGGGTTGGCGTAGACGTTGCGAATGATGTGCGTGTAGCTTCGACTATGAATTGTTTCATTAAAGCTCCAAGTTTGGATCCATGTTTCGAGCTCAGGAATAGTAGCAAGAGGAAGGAAAGCCAAGTTAGGGCTACGACCCTGAACACTGTCCAAAAGGATTTGTCGTTTAAGATTGCTAGTAAAAATATGCTGTTCATGTTCTGTTAAATCCTTAAAGTCTTTGGCGTCACGAAGTACATCTACTTCTTCAGGACGCCAGAAGAATCCCAACTGTTTGTCAGTCAGTTTGTCGAACTGTCGATATTTTAAGGTATCGAATCTTTGTATGCCTTGTCCACCACTGGGGTCTAAAAAGGCAAGGGCGCGGGTATGATCTGTTTTATTATTATTGAATACGCTCATTTTATTTTCCGTTAAATTATGCAACTGTCACAGTCAGCATCATCGGTGGCTGCTTCTAATTCTTTTGATTCTGATAATTTACTAATGTCGATTTCGCCTTGTTGATCATTGGTCTGAAAATAGTATAACTGTTTCAGGCCCAACCGGTAGCAAAGCAATAAGTGTTGCAACATCTCACTCATTGGAATCTTCTCATCATCATAGAAACGTGGATTGTAGGATGTATTTACACTAATGCCTTGATCAATGTATTTTTGTAACACTGCACACAGTTTCAAATAGCCTTCGGGGCTCCGTTGATCCCATAGCAATTCGTACTTGTTCTTTAGTCTGCGATACTCAGGCACAACCTGTTTGAGCACACCGTCTTTGCTTTGTTTGATACTGACATAACTGCGTGGTGGTTCGATGCCATTGGTGGCATTGGATATCTGAGCACTAGTTTCTGCTGGCATCAGCGCCATCAGTGTGGCATTGCGCTGTCCTGTACGCTGTACTTGAGCACGTAGTTCGTCCCACGGCATGCGTTCAACATAAGGTACCAGCTCATCTACTTCGGGCTTGCGAGTGTCGATCGGCAACACGCCTTGTGCTGATTTGAGATCCTGCCAACGGTCACATGCGCCTTGCTCTTCAGCCAGGTCTGCTGATGCTTTGATCAAGTAGTAACTCCATGCTTCAGCATACTCATCTACCAGTGCCAAGGCCTTGGGATCTGAATAGCTGACATCATGTTTGGCCAAGAAGTAGGCAAAGTTAATGATGCCAATGCCCAGGGGACGGAATTCTTCTGTGGCCAGACGTGCTGCCAACACCGGATAATTCTGATATGACAGCAGTGCATCCAGTCCGCGAACTGCCAGGCGGCAGATACGTTCAAAGTCTTTGGGGTCTCGAACATTGCCCCAGTTGGTAGCACTCAGTGTGCATAAGGCAATACGTCCATCAGGATCGTTGACATCATTCAATGGCACAGTGGGTAGATCAATTTCTGCACACAGGTTCGACATTTTGATCGGTGCCACGGACTCGTCGAATGGACTGTGGGTATTGGCATGGTCAACGTTCTGCAGATATATACGTCCGGTGTCCTTGCGTTCCTGCATGAAGCGACTGAACAGGTCAATGGCCTTGAATGTTTTCTTACGTAGTTTGGTATTGCGTTCTGCACGTTCATACAGTTCTTTGAAACGCTCTTGGTTGTTGTAGAAGGCTTCAAACATTTCCGGTACATCGTGGGGGCTAAAACAGGTGATATCACCACCTGTGATTAATCTTTCGTACATTAATTTGTTGAATTGCACACCATAATCCATGTGACGTACACGATTATCCTCTGTGCCTTTGTTGTTCTTTAATACCAACAGATCTTCAACTTCCAGATGCCACACAGGATAGTACAAGGTTGCGGCACCATTACGCACACCACCTTGGCTACAACTACGTGTGGCTGTTTGGAAGTATTTGTAGAATGGAACTACGCCTGTGTGATAAGCATCACCATTGCGAATAGGCGATCCTAGCGCACGTATACGTCCTGCACCAATGCCAATGCCGGCTTTCTGGCTCACATATTTGACAATACTGGATGCAGTAGCGTTAATACTGTCAAGACTGTCAGCAGTTTCAATAAGAACGCAACTGCTGAACTGCTTTTGACTGGTCCGGACTCCAGCCATAATAGGAGTAGGAAGGCTAATGTCATGTAGGCTAATCGCATCATAATAATCCTTTACCCAGGACAGTCTTGTGTCTCGAGGATATGTTTGAAACAGGGTAGCGGCGATCAGCATGTATGCAATCTGCGGTGTTTCATAAATTTCGTTTGTGACACGATTCTGTACCAGATACTTGCCGCGCCATTGTTCCATGGCCACGTAGGTAAAGTTTTCATCACGCTCGTGTTTGATGTAGCCGTTGAGGGTGGTCCACTCATCTGCGGTGTAGGCGGCGAGAAGGCCTGCATCGTAAAATCCACGCTCCACATTGCGTTCAACCAATTCCAATAAACTACAAGGTGTGTAGTTGTTGTATACCTGCTTGCGTAGATGATAATTGATCAATCTGCCGGCAACATATTGATAGTTGGGAGTTTCTTCTGATATCAAGTCTGCTGCTGACTTGATCAATGTTTCTTGTATTGCTGATGTTTCAATTCCGTTGTAGAATTGAATGTGACTTTTGATTTCTACTTCACTGGCACTTACCCCTGTGATTCCTTCTGTGGCCCAAAATACTACCCGATGTAGTTTTTCTAGGTCCAATGTTTCTCTGGTGCCGTTTCTTTTTGTTACTTGTATCATTATTGTTGATGCCTCGTTAGTATTGTTCTAGATTCAAATCGCTAGAGGTCCAGCGATGTTGTAATTTTAATTTTTTATCAATTGATGTGTTATTTACGATCTCGTCGTCAATGAAATTAAGAACATATTTCCCCCCACCAAGCCAAGCTAAATTATAAGTAACTCTGGCTTCTGGATCATAATATGCTCTTATTTCGAAGTCAATGGTGTCTCTGTGTTCAGACAATAGTAGAGTATACACTATTCCCAGACATTTTGCAATATCACAGTAGTAGTTTTCATCAATCAGTTGCCACGGAGATGGCCAGGTGTTGGGTTGATCGGCTTCTAGGTAAAAAGGCGTGAATGGACAGCTACGCCAAAACTCAGCAGTTTCAGCAATGGCCTGCTCGATTGGCATGGTGCCAATGACTTTTCGAAATTCACGCCAGCGAGACAAACGCTCGCTCGCAGGTAGTTTCCACATTGATTTCTTTATGCGTTGAAATAATTTAAATTGTAAGTTAGCACAGCTGGGTCTCCCACAGCAGTTGATTGATATTGTATTTCCATGGCCTTGACATGTGTGATGGTTACCACAGCATCGCCGTTGCCGGTGTCCACAGACACTGTGTCGCCCACTGCATAGCCACTGCCGGGATTCATCACATAAGCCAAGATCAGTTGTCCCTCACTGTACCTACCAAGTGCATCGCCACCTCGATACGACAAGAGTTTTAAAGTCAATCCTGCGCCTGTGCCTGTCAGCGCAGTTGTTGTAACATCTACCTCAGCGGTGTAGCCAGTGCCTCTTGATGATGACGGTAATGAAAATGACATGTCAACACCAGTCACGGACCCGACAGCAACCACCTGCCATTCAAATTTAACATCATCGGTTTCACGATATTCATCGTCCCACATGATGTCTCCGTTGTGCTTCACGATACTCAATGTGCCCATTCTTCTGGCATTGTTGTGTTCGATGGTATATTTCACTTCTACGTTGTTGACAGGATCGTTGGAATAACCAATCATTAGCCCCGATGATTTCATGGATGCCACAGCAACATCAGGCAATGTAATTTTACGGCCAACACGCTTGACCATGAGTCCAGTCTCAAGACCATAATTTTGCCCTAGCACCACACACTGGTAACCATTGGCATCCACTTGAGGATACACGTTGCTGTATTCGAGATAACAACGTCCTGACGTGGTCTGTGCCGCTTCAGCTTCGTAGGTGTAATTATGTCGGCTATCGCTGTTGACCACAAATGCTCCACTGATTGCAGATCCTGATGTGTATCTTATGTTGACCAAAGTATTCGACCGCAACCACGGATTCTTGTCAGGATTGATGCTGACTGTGGTACCTGATTGGCTGTACGAACCAATCCAACTTGTATCAAAGTAATCACCTATGCTGTAACAAAAGTCTGATTGAAACGTAATGGTAGGCGAAAGTTGAGCGTAGTTGTAGGGGCCAGCGCCAGTGGTTCCGTACTCGTCAACAGCACCATTGGCCGCTGATCCAAAATAATTGTGGGCACTGATTACAGCTTTTGCAGATGTACCGCACCAGATGGCTTCTCTTGATGAGTGTCTAAAGTGACAACTTTCAACAACTACATTCTTGGGAAAGTATGCTGGATCTATTAGATCCCGTCCGATTACCACAGCTTGATAGGTTCTATCAAAGTAACAGTCTCTGACCACAGCATTGCGTATATCGTTGTCTATTTCGATACCATAGTTGTGATTGTACATGTCACAGCCTATTAGGTAGATCTGTTCAACAGAGTTATAATACGACAGCGCAGGAATGTACATGGCAGCAACACCTGCTCCACGATCAAAGAAGTAACTGTTGTCAGTGGTACCATCATATTCTGGTGTATCAATCAAGCCACCTCTGAATTGACAGTGTGTGATAAAGATGGCCAGGCCACCGTCAATTTGAAATACTGGTTGTGTGTATGTGGGTTCTGTTTGCCAGAATGTCAAATCTGTGACGTGATATTCACTGATGTACGGATCAACGCCAGCATCATTTGATGCACCAAAGTTTTCAGCCACCTGTCCGTATGTGTCACACAGGCGTGCCACGGGACCGTCAATGCTGCCAATGATTCTACTGACTGATTTGCCTTCGCCGTAGATCTTGGTGTATGCTGGAATCAAGATAGTACTGCTGACCAGATAGTTACCAGCAGGGAAATACACTGCACGGTGTCTAAAGTTTGCGGCTCCGACCACCACGGCTTCGGCTGCACCTAGCGGACGATCCAGGGCACGTTGTATGGCCGCTGTGTCGTCGGTTAGGCCATCGCCTACTGCACCAAAATCTCTTACGCTGACAATGTCATCCAGTTTGCTCTGCAATGTACGAACAACAGGATTGTTTTTGTCAGGACCAGTATCGATCACAAATCCTGCAATGTCGTTGCCTTGGAATGTGTATGCTTTTGCTAGATCAAGTACATTGCTGTACTCTGTGAGTATTTCTGTTACGCCTTCGCTGGGTGCGCCTTCGAGGATGGTTCCGTTGCCAATGAACAGGCGTCTAGTGTCTAAACTCCATCCTAGTTCTGCTGATGCCAGTTGAGGGAAGTCTTGTTCTTTGCCTCTACGATGCTGAATTCTTGAGATCTGTATAACAGCCATGTGTTGTTCCTATACCAATATTGTGTATTTAGCTCAACAGATAGTATAGTTCGACTCGTTTCATCCATTCCTGATGCCAGTAGGCAAACTCATCGCCCTCAATAACAAACTCCAAGTACTGCGGAGTTTCGTTTTCAGTCTTGGGTTTAACGCACATGAGAATAACACCCGTGTTAATGTTGGTGCCGTGTGTGTCGTTGTGTGCGGCTGCATAGGCTGCCAGCTGAATAAAGTAGTCGTCAATCCATTCACGCTTCTTTACTTTGTTGCTTTGCTTGAAGTCCATGATGGCAGGCTGGCCCTTCCACTGCCCCACTAGGTCTGTGGTACCTGCATATAACCCGCTATAATACAAGGGCACTTCTGAACCCCAGAATTCGTCGGCATGACACAGACCATTCAGTATTACTTCAGCGGCCATGAACCACGATGGCTGTGCAAACGGATTGGAGGGGAAGTCGCCAATGTCGTCATTCTTGACATAGCGTTCCAGGTAGGTGTGCATTCTTGTGCCGCGATTGGCAGCTTCGGTAACAATCTGCTGTGCTCGTTCTTCGCCCACTGCTTTTTTCCAGTTGGCCAAGGCCTGTCGGCTTTCCTCGCTCTTGGTACGATCCAAGATTGTGGTCACACTGGGCACACGCGATCCATCAGGCAAGGCATAGTGTCGTTTGCCATCGGCGCTTTCTCTTGCCAGGGGTATGTAGTTGTATTTTGGAATTATCATTTAAACTCGAAAACTTTCTCCGCAACCGCATCGGTCACGTTCATTGGGATTACGAAATTCAAAGCCTTCATTTAGGCCTTGTCGCACATAGTCTATTTCAGTGCCTTGTAGATACACATCATGTTTCTTGTCAACTATGACACAGAAATCATTTTGTGCATAGTTTATGGTGCTGTCATCTGGTACATATTTGTCAACATATTCTAACACATAGGCCAGACCTGAGCAACCAGTTGTTTTAACACCCAGGCGTATGCCCACATAGTTCTTGGCGGCCAGTAACTTTGTTATCTTTGCTCGTGCTGTGTCAGTTAGGGAGATCATGCTTGTTACGATAGTCTGCTACCGCAGCTTTTATAGCATCCTCAGCCAAGATAGAGCAATGTATTTTGACTGGCGGCAATGCCAGCTCTTGTGCAATTTCGCTGTTCTTAATAGTTGCTGCCTGTGCTAGTGTTTTGCCTTTGACCCACTCTGTGACCAGGCTACTGCTGGCAATGGCTGAACCACATCCGTACGTTTTAAAACGTGCATCTGTGATGATGTCATTCTCTACTCGTATCTGTAGCCGCATGACATCACCGCAGGCCGGTGCTCCTACCATGCCAGTGCCCACAGATTCATCGTCTGCAGAGAAGGAACCCACATTACGTGGGTTCTCATAGTGATCTATTACTTTGTCTGAATATGCCATAATTACTCCGTTAGAGTATTATACTTGATTTAACTGCGATTTGCAAGAGCTGATTTGGCCATTGATCCAACAATTTTTTCTGGAGGTGTACGTGGTGCATTCATGTCTCCAGGCACAGCTGAGAAATCATCTTCGGCCTTGCTTTGCAGATACACATACTTGGTTCCGTTGTCATCGTCGGTGATGTCTTTGATCAAATTCTTTACAGTGTCATTTGTTTTGAATGCATCTAACAGGGCTTCAAGATCGAACTGCACTGCTCCGGTGTTTTGTACCATGCCAATCAATGCATCAACACGAATCTTAGGAACCAGGTGAGTATCGTTACTGCGATTTTGTAAGAAGCTCAGAGCCGAGATCAGATTGGCATCGCCACGGTCATTGGCTTCATCTTCGACCATTTCAGCATGGTCATCGGTGAACTCACGTAAACGCATTAACGGCGCTCCCTACCTAGTTCTTCTGCGCCACCTGCGGCAGCATCGGCTGCGGCAAACTCATCACCGCCATCCATGTCGCTGGGTGGCATTCCACCTTCTACGTTGCCTGCTGCCATTCCGGCCATTTCGTCAGGGCCCATACCACCCTCGGGTGCGCCCATGCCCATGTCCATTGGCTGTGCAACTTGTTCGCCGGCCAGGCCACGTGCCGCTGTGTCAGCAGTTTCTCTAGCAGAGCCCAACTGTGCAGACAAGTCGGTGATCATTGGAGTCATTGCGGCTTTGAATTGTTCGGCTTGCTCGGTGCCAATTTGGTCACGGATGCTGTCTAGCAGTGCAGGCATTTGCTCGCTTTGTAGTTTGCTGATTTTTTCCAGCATGTCTTGTACACTGTCAACAATGGCCTTGGCAGCTAGAATAGCTTCTGACTTGGCCATTTCGCTTTCAGTGATGAACTGTTGCTTGTTTTCACGCATCCATGTGTGTAGGCTTTCACGCACCATCAACATTTCCATGTAGGTAGCGTTCTTCTCTACTGCACCTGCGCCGTGTTCGCGACGGATACGACCAATGCTTTCAGACAGGCCACTGGCAAGTCTATAGGCTTTTTTAAATGTTAGTTTGTCGAAGTCAATGCTATAACCAAAGCGGCTTTCGACAACTCGGTTTAACTTGGTAGCTGAAGGCTTGCGGCTCATTTCTTGTAATTTCATAGTGGGTTCCTATACTTGTAAGTATTTAGCTGTATTTATAGTTTTTTCTAATTCTTCGATTGCCACAGACAACTGCATACGTGTGTTTTGAAAGCGGGAATTGGCTAGATCCAAGCGGAAATAGTCTTTTTTCTTCAAACTTTGTTGTTTGGTGTACATGTAAAAATCTTGTTCGGACTCTAGTCGTCCAACCTGCGTGTCTGCATTTAGAATTCTATCTGCCAGGCTGATCTTGTTTGCTTGTGTGGCCAAGCAGTAAAACACTGCACTCAGCTTTCTGGCAAAGTCATGCACATGTTCTTCGTTGTGATCCAGCACACGCCAGCAGTTTGGGCTGACAGATCTCATATGGTATTTGCCAATTAAAAACCCGTGTGCGCCATTGGGCAAACACACGGGTAACTTTTCATCTATTGTCAAACGCTTTAGTTCTCGTTCAGTCCATAATTTCAAATATTGTGTGGTTAAATCTGCTGCCTGTTCTACTTGTCCGTGAGTGAGCCCTAGTCGTTTATAAACCTGCTTGCTCTTTTTTCTGGTACGTGATTCTGCCTGTTTCATTTCTTCTGTATAGTAAGTCTTTGTTTACCAGCTGATTTGCTAGTACTACCTGTCGTGGTGACAAATCTTGTTTTTCAATCGCTGACTCGTTTTCAAATAAACCCAAAACATCTGCTTCTTCGTTTGTAATAGGTATTCTAACTTTATTTACTAGTTCTACAATTTTCATTTTTATTTGTTGATGAAGTTTACAAACACCACTACAAGTGCAGTGATTAGGACACCGATCACTGTGGTGCCAATGGTGATGAGTGTTTTGTTGCTTTGGTCAGGTGCTGATGCCAGGCGGTCTCTGATGAATATGATGTGTTCTTCCAGTTTTTCCACCTTGGTTTCAAGATTGTTTAGTTTGGTTTCGAGGTTGGCATAACGCAGAGCACACAACTCCACGTGCGTTTCTAAATTTTCTTTTTCAATATCAGCAGTGGACATGGAGATTCCTATCAATTAAATACTATTTAAGTCTATGCGACCTAATCTAAAAAACACGTTTTTAATACCACCTGAGGTATAAAAAATAGGCAATATGAAACGTGCTGTTTCGTCTAGGCCTTGTATGACCGGAACTTCATTGAAGTCTTGATGCAAAAATTTTAGAGCATCATCGCCCTGACGCCAAACACCTTCACGTTCTACAGTAAATGTAAAGCACCAGACTCGTTGCAGACCGTAGTACATTTCACCGAATGTGCCATCGTCAACAATCATGTCAAAGGCCTTTGGGCCTTCTATGTCCATGGGCTGTGTACGCAGGCTAATGCACTGCACCACTGTTTCCCAGTTACGCTGTTGATCACGCTGTCGTTCTTGATCAGCTCGGTTGTGTGTTACACCTGTACGGGTGATATCAACCAAGGTAAATCCAGTGATGTACTTTTCGTGTTCCATGCAGTATTTATAGTCATAAAAAAAGGCACTATGAAAGTGCCTTTTGGGGTTCAACCAACTATTAAGCTAGTTTTAGACCTGGGCTGGTTACGGCTGCACTGGTTACGTTGATACCAGATGCATAAGCACCAATGTTAGAGCTTGTACCAGACTCATCGCCAACGATTGCCTGGATGCATGATTGTAGATCTGTGGTACCATTTGTCCATCCGCTACGCTCAACCACAACGCTTAGTTGTGCTGTTGAACCAACGCTGTCAACTTGGTATGCAAGAACTGTTGCATTTGAAGCAATAACTGTCAACATTTTCTCAACAGCACCAGCGGCACCGTTAGGACCACGACGTAGTTCAGCAGCTAGGTTAGCTGTTGCGCCAAGAGTTGTGATCTTGTATGTTGAAATTGGGCTTGCAATGCCAGTGTTGATGATAACTGCATTTGCATTCTGTACTTGTGAATCACCGACGTTTAGTACGACTTGTGTATCACCATTTGCTTTTTTAAATACTGCCATTTTATATCTCCTGTAATGGTTGCGTATTACGCATGTAAATATTTATGCCAAAGTCAAAAAATCTGTTTAATTTGGAGTCCAACGATGTCTAGGCACCAGCTTGGTATCTCGATAGACCCAACCTTCGCCGCCGGGTTCGTCCCCAGTCATGGTCTGCAACTGTGGAGTCTGTTGATCTAACTGTGCAATCACTTCATTTTTAACATCACGTATGGCTTCTATGAGAGTAAACATAGCAGTTAATCCTTCAGGATTGGTTTCGATTTTGTCTTGGAATGCTGCCAGTTTCTTTGGTCCCAAGGTCTGCTGTACCCAGGGCAAGAAACTTTGTTCCAGGCCTTCTAGGTTGCCGGCCTTGCTTTGTGTGTTTACAAAGGTGTATATTTCGCTGCCGGGACTGCTTAGTCCAGGTACGCCTGCCAGGAATGAGTCAATGGCTTTGGCAGACTGTTTGGTCATTTGTGCCAGTTGTTTGACATGAGCCACATCAATCTTGGCGCCGGTGTCAGCAAAGTACGGACCCAGTATGGCCAACTGTGTGTTGGCTGTGGGATAGTATAGACCTTGGCTGGTTTTAAACTGCGACATGTCCGGCAGGGGCAAGGTATCTTTGCTGCCAAATGATTTCAGGTATTTGTGTACCACCACAGCGGCCTTGGTTCTAAACAGCATGAGTCCCAGCTCTTGATCCACAGGAACAACATAGGTCACCTTGTTGGGTGTGAACACCAGATTCTGATTCTTGACTTCAAACGGCTTGCCAGGATAGTACAACAAGTCGCCAAAGAAATAACCACGGAAGTTTTCTGGAGTGCCGGCTTCAAATATGTGCCAGCAGTCGGCTAGATCTTGTGCAAACTGTGCTCGCCAATCTTCGCCCTTGCCACGGCTCATTATAAAATTTTGTAGTTCTTCGGGACTGGTGGCCACTCCGCCTTGTTCGGCCTTGTCCCAATTGTTCTTGCCCACAAACACAAACTGTCCATCAGGCTCTCTGCCCCAGTACACTGTGGGATTGCCGTCCCACTTTAGACTGTAGTCTTTGCCGGTGGCCTTGGTGGCCATGTGTGTGAGATACTCTACAGCACGAGCGGCACCCTTGGAGCCTTCAGCAAACACCAGGTCTTCCAAGTGATTGAACTCACGACCAATTTTTGCTGCTTCGTTTAGTATTTCTGTAAATCTCATTTGAACATCTCGCTGATTTGTCTAAACCACACACCAGTACCTGGTTGAGTCTTTGTTTCGTGTAGGGTCAATAGACCTTTCTTTTCATCGTCTCTGGCCTGTGCCAGCTTTGCTTCTTTTTGTGGGTCGTTGGCCAAGGCTGCCATTATGCTTTTAACACTGTTGAGGTCATTGCCGCTGGCTGAGGGATTCAACAATATTTTGGCCACTTCGTCTCGGTCACGAGCAACAACTGTGTTGTCATCTCTACGCATGAGTTTGGCGGCAAATGCATCAAACTTTAGTCCCAGGGCTTTGCCTATGCTGTTGATCAACATGAATATAGGAGATCCTTTGAAGTCGGGATCTTCGTAACTGCCACGTGGTCCGTGTTGGTGATAGGGTGCAACAATGCCCACATCATGTATGACCATGACATCGACCTGTGCAAGATTTTGTTTACCTGTGGCACTCACTGTGTACACAATACCAATGCTGACGTTGCGTCCGTTGACATTGGCTTCAATGTTTTTGGCGGTGAAGAATTGTGCCAACGACTGTTTGGCTGCTTTGACTGGATCCTTTTGATCCTGTGTTTTAAATATGGCAACCACATCCTCAGCTTCAACCATGACGTCAATGTCGCCTGATTCTACTTTGTAACCTGCTGATCCAATGTCAGTATGCAGATTCTTCAACAGGCCAGGAGGTAGTTCGCGTTTGGCAATGTCAACCACTTGTGCCACGTCTGCTCGGGCAACTGGTTGACTATCGGGTATGGCGTTGCCGCCTTCGGTTAGTAATATCATTATCTGTTACGTCTGTTACGGTTGTCCCTGACTCATTTGTCTAGTTTGATTCTGCACAGTTAGTAGATTTTCTAATCTACTGATCTCAGCTGAGTTAACAATCTGTTGACCCTGACTATCAATCCATGTGCCGTTTTGTTGTTTGGTAACTACTTCGTTGCCAACTTGAACTTGATTGGCAGCCAACTGTCCTGTGCCGCCAGGTGGTACAGGTGGTACAGGTGGTCCAGGTGGTTGTTGCTGTCCTGCAGGTGGCTGTTGCTGTCCTGCAGGTTGATGTTGCAGTCCTAAATTGCGCTTGGCTATGATCTCTCCGGTGGTCTTGGTGATATAGGCTTGAACACCTTTGGGAGACATGTCGGTGGGCAATTCAGGTACAAAGCCTGCACGTTTGGCATCAGCATCTCCGGCCATGAAGTCCTGTAGTGCCTGTGCATTTTGCGCCAAGGATGGATCTTGTGCCAGTGCTTGATTCCACTTGTCCATTTTGATCTTTACCACTTGATTGGCAAACTGCGTACCCTGTGCTCTGCTGACTCCGGCCTGGAATCCTTGGCCAACCCCAACGCCAGATTTGGCACCTTGGACTGCACCTTTGATGCCGCCTAGCAATGAATTTGAGTTGACAAAGTTTGAGTTGGCCACTGCGCCTGCACCTTGTTTAATTGATGTTCCGGCTTGTTGTCCCACGCTTTTTAGTCGATCTA